GATTTTGTCATGGGGATAAATTCTGGGCGTTCATCAAGAGCTTTGGCCCACTTTAATTTACGGATTACGTTACGTCTTTTCGGCATGGAAAAACCAAGTTCCCTTCAACTTTAATGTAACCCGAATCTTCCATAGCCTGTATAGTTTGTGTCAACTCACCAGGGTTTGGAATCTTTCGTAATAACTCACGTTTAAAATGTTTAATAAGTAGATGTGACCTACCATTGGCAAATAAGGTATCGTTTAGCCAGACTGTCATATCATATGCAATCTTACCAGTTCGACCCATACCAAAACCTTCCAATGCTTTCGGCATATGTTTTTCCATATCTCGCATTAGTTCTTTGGTGTATTCCCAATCTTCTAACATAATTTTTCTTGTACCTCTTCTAGAAGCTGATACTGACATAGCAACTTTTATATGATGTGATATTCTTCTTTGATTATACTCTGCTAGGTGAGGGGCAGTAGGTTTTGGTGGAATGCCCGCTTCTATATCTTCATTAACTTCATCAAAACAATCTGCATCAAAAGTCATTGGCCCATACATCTTTGCTATTGTACCTAGATCATGTCTTAAGTTTTCTATAGTGTTATCTGATACTTTCTTTTGTATTAGACTTTGTTTAATTTCTGGCCCATCATAAAATACTGGTATCATTCTAGATAGCAAACCTTGAGACCGAGCATCTTCTGGTAAGTTCTCTACAAATTGTTCTGGCGTAGCACAAGCTATCCAATTTAAACAAGGCCCATTAATAACATATTCTCCAGCAGTTTTAGTTTTATGACTATAAGAATCCTTTACTGTCCCACATATCAGTAAGAAACATTTGTAAATATCTATCTGTTCTAGACATAAATGCACCAAACTCTGATGTAACCAATGTTACAGAAGCGTCATGAAACTCATCAATCTGTGGACTACTTAATCTCATATCAATACGTTGTAACTTACACATATCTACTGCCAGTTTCTCTGGCGTAATTCTATCTTGTATAGAATACAAAGGATAATGGCGTAGTCCATATTTATCTAAACCAGAATTAAAATTAGAGTCATCTTCAGTAGTTCCTACAGGTGTTGTTAATTTAGTAAACACTTTTGAAAAAGGCAATATCAAAGACACGGATTTATTTCTGCCAGGATTTGCTACCAATGTAATAAACAAATTACTTCTAATATCATAGTTAGCCATAGGAAACCACACTCTCCTACCAAGTGCCCCCGCTACTGCAGACAAAGCTGACCACACGGCAAATGGCTTAGGTATAGGACTACCTTGTAAAGCATCTGCACTAGCTTTTAAATAATCAGTATAGTTTCTAACCACTTGGTCTCCATTTCTTCATTGCTTTCCAATTTACACCAGTCTCACAATCGGATGGTATAAGCATTTTTCTTTTATTAACAGTCAAAGGATTATGCATACAGTTTAAAATTTTAGGTATCAACTCATCCACTCGTTCAGTAGGCATTTGTCCTAAAATTGCATCATGTACTTGGCCCAATATTTCTACACCATGTGGGTGCAATTCTTGCCAAACTCTATACAAACCTAAGTTTAATAAATCTCCTATAGTAGATTGTGGTACATAAGCAATAGCCAATCGCAGCGTTGCTGCATCATCTAATCTAGACCAAAACTGTGTACGTCTACCAAAAGGTGTTGTTAACGTACCAGTAGATTGAATCTGCATAGCTGTTTTATCATGCCAAGTACGTATACCTGGAAATGCACCAGTAATTTGTAACTGAGCGTGTGGGCCTGTGCCTATGATGTTGCCATTATCTAGCAATTCTTTAAAGCCTCCCTCTCTATCTTGCTTGTGCCATTTTTCTACTTTGTCTAATTGTATCACACCTCCGAAATAAAGCAACTGAAATTTTATTGCTTGTGATATTTTTATTTTAATTTGTTTACCAAGTGAATGAGGTGATACTCCGTAGTTTGTACCATGTCCTGCTCTTTTACAAATATCCCTGTAACTGTGTTGATGATAATAAGGCATGTCTGCTAATGCCCTATCTTGTTCAGGATCATCAGACCAACCTAAGTTGGGCCAAATCATTTTAACAACTTCCGTATGTAAGTCTGAAGTTTCACAAGCATTGATGTATCCCTCGTCTCCAGATACATATGCTGTTACTCTAGATTCTGCTTGTTCTAAATCTGCATAGAACATAGTCATGCCATCATCTGGTATAAACATTTCACGCATGTCTTTAGTAATGTTTTGTAAGTTTGTACCTGTGCCCCACGGGGATTCTTTAGATGACCACCTACCTGTTTTAGTTCCCGCTACTTGGTATTGACAACGTATACGTCCATCATCATCTCTTGTAGTATCTAATACGTTTAGTTGTTTATCTATATTTCGTAATGCTAATATAGTATTACAAAAAGGCTTTGCTCTAGGATAATGTTCAGATAAATGTTCCATTGCTTCTTTATCAGTAGACACTTTCTGTTTACCTTTAACACTAGCAATAACTTTAGGCAAACCTAAATGTACATACAATAAATCTTGTAATTGTTTTGGACTCGCAGGATTGAGATCTTTATCCCAAACCGCATTAGAAAATAAATTTAACATGCGTTGCAATTTAAGCCTCTGATCTTTTAGAGGGGCACGTATTTTTCTTACGATCTCCTCATCAACTTTAAGACCACGTAACATCATAGATAAAGCTGGCCCAATACTAGCCACTTCAAACTCATATGTCTTACGTGTAATGTCGTCTAACTTGTCATCAATTTTGTGCCACAACTCATTTGTTAAAGCACAATCTAGAGCACAATATGCCCACAATGTTTGGTCATCATCTAATTTTAGATGAGGTATCTCCGTGTTTTTGATTATCTTCATGTGCTAATTCTCCTGCTATTGCTGAGTATCCTACCATATCTATATATGTATCCATACTCGGGTGTCCAAATTTTGCTCTCGCAACTTTTAATAATACCATGAGGATTGCAACATCTCGTGCTTGTATATCTCTATCTAAATACGCACTCCAAAGTCTTGCTATGTTGTCGTGATTTGTTCTCTTGTCCCCATACTCGTCTTCTCTTGCACCATCTAATATCTTTTCAGCGGTGCTTAATATATCTTTAATCTTTCCGCCAGATTTCATCGTAACCTCCCATGACCTTATAAAAATCTTCTCTCACTCTTAATGGCTCTAATTCTGCCAAGTAACACACTTCTTCAAAATCTTCTTTTTTATATCTAAACCATAACTTAGCTTCTCTCCTATAATTAACAAACTCTTTTACAGTACCTTCGTACTGCATGTCTTGCAGCGATTGGTCTAATACCGAACGCCACAACTGTATGTGATTCTCAACACTCCGATTTTCGGACTCTATGTTTTCAGCCGAAAAGTATTGAGGTCGCTTCACTATTCATCGGCTTTTGTGCTCTGTGAAAACTTGGCTAAGGTTTTCCATGCACTCTCATTTGTATACAATGAGCCAAGAAATCCTAAACCCTTTTTCATTTCGGGTTGATAGGCGTGGTGGGCGTGCATTGTATCATGTGTCACGCCAGAAACTTTTATGTTCTTTTTAAACGATAGCCATGAAACATCATACGTTTGGTTCTGGGCTACTTTTGTAATTTTAGTATCTTCTAATATACTTTTTACCCATTGCCATGCTTTTAATTCATCTTGGTATTTCCAATAATACTCTCCGTTCTTTTTTATAAAAGGTACAACTAAAGCTGTATTCTTGTTTGGGGCAAATCCTATACACGTAATCTCTCCATTAGCAGTTTCAATATCAAATGCCAGTGGTTCATCTGCATTATCTTTACTTATAAATTTAGATTTAAAATCATCTAAGTCTTGTAAAGAAGGTTCCAGGTATAGATTACGTTCGTCTCTTATTAATTCTTGTGTTAATGATTCTTCTTTTGCTTTGACTAGATCCGCAACTACAATAGGTCTGAAGTCAAAGTTTCTAATAACCGCACTGGGGCTGTAAGTCGGTACGACTTTGCAATCTTGTTCAAGCAATCCATCACTACATTT